GGTATCCGTAACAGCGCGCCCTCAACATGTCTCCATGTTTTCATGCCTGCTACATTCCACATGATGTCAGACTACCAGTGCATAATCGTCCCCCTCCAATCAATATAAAAGATTGGGCAGAAGCCCGCCAAGGCTAGGACAATGACCTCTCCACACTAGTCTTTTCCACGTCATCATAGTGAAACTTTCCCCACAAAACTACTAAGTAGCGATGTTGTTAAACCTCATTAACTTTACCCGAGTATCAGTAATAAACTTACCCAACGTGACGGCGGCACTAGGTGATTCCGCGACAATACACACAAATCCTTGTGTGGACCGATCATCAACATCAGCCCCACGAGCATTAGTAAGATTGACGTCAAAACACTTACGCCGTCTTGTTAAGGGTACATGATACACACATTTTTCCCACGCATTGAAAAATTTTGCATTTTTCGTTGATTTAACCGCAGTTATCTTGTCGGCTGTAGTAGCTGCAACGAGCGCTGCTATCTGTTCAGGATTATCATAATATGCAACATAAACCTGTGCACCACCGTCGGCTACACCAGGTGCAACACCTGGCAACCAGGATAGTGTTAGAGATTCATAGACATATTCTGAATAAGTATTTGCGATAGCAGATCCAAGAGAACCCATTGCTGAAGAAGAAGTACAATCAATGTACATATAAGCTGCTGCAACATTAGTAGCCGTTACGATATCTGCACGTACTGAACGAAAATTTCCAATTTGTCCGTCAAAATTCATGTTCATTTTTATTTTCTGTACCGGTCGAGTCAGAGGATTACTCTTTCGCTTCCGAGAGTTCTGTTTCAAACTTTGTTTAACCATATTGTATTAGAGAAGAGATGTTTTCAATAAGTTGGCGCTTATCGCCCCCCCAGACACTACTTTTGAAATAATTCTCAAGTTGTATTTGTACGTCTGGAATCATGCCTGTGGATAACCAAAATGAATATCGACCTTCATCGTCACATGTGTCGTGCTTACAAGACGCGTTGCGACTTGATAACTTGTACCACTTATACTCATCATCGAAAGACCCACCGTATGCTCCATCAAGACCAAACCTCTTGAGCATGCGATAGAATTCACCGAGGACTGGTATATCAGCACACGTTGCCAATCCGCATTCACCTATATCTTTTAACCAACGACGATATTCATCGACACTGTGACCAAGAGTAACACAAGTCACGTCTTTCGACAAACAAGTTTTGACATTCCGTACCATCCGCCATATGCCATTAGAGCGAACTGGCTTAGTCTGACAAAATTCGATTTGCTCGAACTCATAGACTGGTGTCTCTGTCACTATGTTAAATCCATATTGCTTGAAAAATTCTTCCATCCCACCAAGCAATTTGATGTGTTTCTTTTCGACTAACATCAGGCAATCATCACCATTATTAACAAACTCAACACGCACAGGAAGACTATCTATGAATTTCTTAGACATTAAGCACATCAAGAGTTTATTACCCATAGATGTGTTCATATCACCAGACATGCGAGAGCCTTTCTTCCTGTAGTGGAACCAGCCGTCCGACGCACGTGCCGTACCGACGTTGTCGATTTGCATACCTAACAATTTCTTTAGTTCAGGTGACCTGAAAATTTTGTTGTATAATGTATGTTCAAATTTCAACGCCTGAGCGGAAACGTGTTGGTCGAACCGAGAAGCATCCAGTCCCACACACACAGGATGACAAAAACTGTCCCACTTGTTCTTGATCATCAACGCCTGTGTGTACGCATTGTACTCCGACATAATAGTGGGGCCACCGTACAACTTATCAATCTCCTTATATATCTTCTTCTCCAATGGTCTGAGAAACTTACCAACCTCGACATTGTATCGTACATCACGAGGTTGAATGACTCGTGGTACAACATTAGATTTAAAGGTGAAGTTATGTTTCTCTGCTTTAACAAATGTTTTAAGATGAGCATCTTTGGGGCGAATTGGCTGTAAGGCCAAACCGTCAACGGCACGTAGGTAGGTCAGAAACCGAGGTCCCTTGTAGAAGCCGGCAAATTCATGCCTGGACACAGGGGATTGGTGCCCGATTCCACGTACAATCGAATCACGGTAGACACTCAAATTTGTTTCGAAAACTCCAGGTACGGGAGATATTGGTAAATCCAATTTGGAGTTAACAAACAACACACGTTCACCAACACCATGAACAACGTTGGCGAGAGTGTTTGAATGAGTCTGCATTTTATGCCCACACAATAACTGACTCATTGTTATAGTTTTGCGTGGTTTTGGTATTCCCTGATAATGGGGTGTGATACCTGGGTAAGAACGGGGAACTCCGTCCTCACCAACCCCCTTCTCTGGGCACCATCAGGCGACGTTGGGACCAACGCCGCCCAACTCTCTTAATAGAGTTGTTCTCTTCCTGCTTGTATGTGTGTGGGAAACAGCACTTGCAACCAACTGCCGCTTTGTCGGTACAAATACCAACTCAGTGGCCATGTCCAGATGGTCAAGTATGTGTCGGGCCAGTAGACCATGTTCTACACACAGATCTAGCAAATACTTCCTGACAACTAACACATTGGCGGTTGATCTCATCGGTGTACCAAATTTTGTTTTACCCATTTGAACAAGAAATGCCCTGAAAGAACCATGATGCCGTGTCTTCCTAACTTTAACGTGAGGATCTTTGAGGTCAGGGACATCCTCGATTGTGACATCGCTGATTGTCATATCATGAGACATCATTTCCTCAACTTCCTCAGCTTGCACCTCAGCCATAGCTATCAATATTTCTTTCTCAGTCTTCTTGTTCCACCAATTATACACTACATTGCAGGTTACATTTGCAACACACGACACACCAGCCACAAACAATGCTGGTATGGCAACTTCTGCCTTAGGTATGATGTATGTAAACATTTTAACAAGTGTGAACTTGGATAAGTTGG